AAGATAAAGTTTATACTTTTACTGAAGAAGAAGTCACTAATATGGCTAATAAAGTAAAAGACTTACAAACTCAAGTCGAGAACCAAACAGAGCAAATAGATGTTTACGAAGAGTTAATGAAAAAGTATGAGAATCAAACACAGATTGATTCTATGTTACTTTCTTTTAAAACTCAACAAGTAGACATTTTAAAAGACCGTGAAGTTTTGTATGAGAAACAAATTAAACTCATAAAACCAAAGTGGTATGAGAATAAATGGTTGTATTTTACATTTGGTGTAATTGCAACTTCTACTTCTATAAAACTCGCTGGTGAAATAGTTGATTAATGGAAAATAAAAAACAATTAAAAGAAGCTATTAAAAGAGAATATGCTAAATGTGCACAAGACCCAACTTATTTTTTGGGAAAATATGGAATAATCCAACACCCTGTTAGAGGTAAAGTTAATTTTAACTTATACGACTTTCAGGAAAAATCATTAAAATCTTTTATGGTAAACGATTATAATATCGTTTTAAAAGCTCGTCAATTGGGTTTATCAACATTAACCGCTGGATATGCATTGTGGATGATGACATTTCAACAAGATAAGAATATCTTGGTTATCGCTACAAAACAAGAAACAGCAAAGAATTTAGTAACAAAAGTTAGAGTGATGCATGCTAACTTACCAGGTTGGTTAAAACAACCTTGTGTTGAGGATAATAAATTATCGTTAAGATATAAGAATGGTTCTCAAATTAAAGCGGTAGCGAGTTCTGAGGAATCAGGTCGTTCGGAAGCATTGTCATTACTGATTATTGATGAGGCAGCCTTTATTGATAAAATTGATACAATATGGGGAGCCGCACAACAAACACTAGCGACTGGTGGTAAAGCATTAGTAATATCTACACCAAATGGTGTGGGTAATTTTTTCCATAAAACTTGGATGGACGCTGAAAATGGTGTAAATGATTTTAATTTTATTAAATTACATTGGACGGTACACCCAGATAGAGAACAAGATTGGAGAGATGACCAAGATAAATTATTAGGGCCTTCATTAGCAGCTCAAGAATGTGATTGTGACTTTATAACTTCTGGTCGTTCAGTAATCGATGGTTTAATACTTGAAGAGATTAGAGAAAATGATGTCAGAGAACCAATGGAAAAAAGGGGAGTGGACTCTAACTATTGGATATGGGAGCCACCAAATTATACAAAGAATTATGTGGTTAGTGCTGATGTTAGTAGAGGTGACGGAACAGACTATTCAGCGTTTCATATAATAGATGTTGAAACATTAGAACAAGTCGCAGAATATAGAGGAAAAATCTCTACACAAGATTTTGGTAATATGTTAGTAAATGTAGCTACCGAATATAATAATGCTTTATTGGTAGTTGAAAATAATAACATTGGTTGGGCAGCAATCCAACAAGTTATCGATAGAGAATATGAAAACTTGTTTTATACAAGTAAAGATTTGCAATATGTTGATGTTCAACATCAAATGACAAATAAATATAGAGCTCAAGAACGAAATATGGTTCCTGGATTTAGCACTACAGCAAAGTCAAGACCTTTAATCATTGCAAAATTAGAGGAAATGTTCAGAGAGAAAACTGTAAAAGTTCACTCACAAAGATTAATTGATGAGTTGTTTGTATTTATTTATAATGGTAATAGAGCAGAAGCATTATCAGGATATAATGATGACTTGGTAATGTCTTTCGCAATATCACTATGGGTTAGAGATACAGCACTAAGATTGAGAACTGAAGGTATAGAACTTTCTAAAAGAGCAATAAGTGGTATATCACAAAATCCAGCTGTTTACAAACCAAACCCAGATAAAAATGATTCTTGGGAAATGGATGTAAAAGGAGAAAAAGAAGATTTAACTTGGTTAATTAAGTAAGAGGAAAAAGATAATGGCCGATAGAGATTTATTCAGTAGATTAAGACGATTGTTTTCAACTAATGTGATTGTAAGAAATGTTGGTGGAAGACAATTAAAAATAGCAGACACACAACAAGTCCAAGCTGTAACAGGAAGAGATTTAGTAGACAGATTTTCTCGTTTATATAAAAGTCCACACGGAATGAGTGGATATAACCAATCATTGTATCAGAAGACAATGAGATTAGGATTATTTAGAGATTATGAAGCAATGGACTCTGACCCATTAATCGCATCCGCATTAGATATTTATGCAGACGAAACTACATTGAAATCAGAATATGGTGATATTATTACTATTAAGTCTGACAATCATCAAATACACGATATTTTACACAATCTATATTATGATATTTTAAACATTGAGTTTAATTTATACCCGTGGACAAGAAATTTATGTAAATATGGTGATTTCTTTTTGAAATTAGATATTAGTGAAAAGTTTGGTATTACCAATGTTGAACCTTTATCAAGTTATGATATAAATAGAGTAGAGGGTGAAGACCCAGAGAATCCTTATTATACAAAGTTTGTATTAGAAAGTGGAGATGTAAGACAAACAAATCAAGGTGCAAAAACCGAATTTGAAAATTATGAAATAGCTCACTTTAGAATGATTTCTGATTCAAACTTTTTACCTTATGGTCGTTCTATGTTAGAGGGTGGTCGTAAAGTATGGAAACAATTATCACTTATGGAAGACGCTATGTTAATCCATAGAATTATGAGAGCTCCAGAAAAGAGAATATTCAATATTGATATTGGAAATATTCCACCAGCAGAAGTTGACAACTATATGCAAAAAGTAGTTGGACAAATGAAAAAAGCTCCTGTTATGGATGATACTGGGGAATACAATTTAAAATATAATATTCAAAATATCACAGAAGACTTCTTCTTACCAGTTCGTGGTGGAGATAGTGGAACGAAGATAGAAAATCTTGGTGGATTGGAATATTCATCAACAGATGATATTGAATATTTAAGAAACAAATTATTAGCTTCATTGAAGATACCACAGCCTTTCTATGGATATGCTGAGAAAGCAACCGAATCTAAAGCTACTTTAGCTGCAGAAGATGTTCGTTTCGCAAGAACCATTGAGAGAATACAAAGAATATTAGTTAGTGAATTAACTAAGATTGGTATCGTTCATTTATACTCACAAGGATATACTGATGCAGATTTAGTTGATTTTGAAATAGAATTAACAAATCCATCTAAAATCTATGAACAAGAAAAATTAGAGTTGTTAGGACAACGAATTCAAGCGTTCAATGATTTAACAGCAGAAAATTCAGTAACATCTAAAGATTGGGCTTACAAACAAATCTTTGGATTTTCAGATGATGAGATAAAGAAATTTGAAGAACAACTTGTGGAAGACAAGAAAACAGAATTTAGATTAGAGTCAATCAAGACAGAGGGTAATGACCCTAAACAAGCCGCAATAGACGCACAAGAACAAGGTGAAGAAGAACTTGCAAGTAGAACTGGAACCGAAGAACTCGGACAAGAAGGTGGTTCACCTGAAGGCGGTTGGGAAGGAGCAGGTAGACCTAAAGAGATGAACCATTATGGGAAAGACGGAAGTGCAAGAGGTCGTGACCCATTAGGTAAACACGACAGGAAAAAAATGATGAGTTCCAGTCCAAAATACGGTAAAGCTTACAGAGAATCATTAGGTTTAGACAAATTAAAGTCTAAAGTTGACAAAAGAATACTAAATGAAGCTGGAGATGTAGAAGCAGAATATAAAAATGAGGTTTCTTCGTCTTTAAGTGATAGTTAATTTGATAAATAATTTACAAACTCTATATTTATAATTGATAGAATATATCAATAATTAAATTGGTGTTTGCAAACGGAGTAAGGAATTTATATGTCCCAAAAAATAAAACATTCTAAAATAAAAAATACAGGTTTACTATTTGAAATCTTAACGAGACAAGTAACCGCAGATATTTTAGATGGAAGAGAATCAAAGTCGGTTAATTTATTGAAGAAATACTTCAATGAAAACACTGCGTTAGGTAAAGAAAAAGAACTTTACGATATACTTATGACTAATTCTTATAAAGATGAAGTTAGAGCGGAAAAATTATTAGAAGTCGTAGTTAAATCAAGACAAAGAATTAGTAATCAAGAATTAAAAAAAGAAAAATACAATTTAATTAAAGAAATTTCTGATACTTTTTCAGCCAAAGACTTCTTTAACACAAGAGTATCAAATTATAAAACATTAGCTTCAATCTACAAGTTTTTCTTAGTGGAAACAACAAAGATAGATTTCAACCCAAAACAAGTTGTTGATACAAGATATACTATCTTAGAAAGTATTACTTCAAAACCAATAAAAGAAAAACCAAGTAGAATTTCAGAAACATTGAGAAAAGAAGAAAGAGATACTCAATTATTATCATATGAAATTTTAGTTGATAAATTCAACGAAAAATATTCCAATTTATCAGAATCACAAAAATCACTTCTTAAAGAATACATCAATAATGTATCTAATTCAAATTCTTTTGGGAAGTTCATAAATGAAGAAATAACAAAGGTTGTAAACGAGTTAAAACCATTACTCAAGAAAGTAAACGATAAAGTGGTAAAAATAAAACTAAGTGAAGCTATTAATCAAGCTAAAAACTTTACAACCAAATCAATTGTTAGAGACAATCAAGTAGTTACTCTAATGAGATATTATGAACTTATAAAGGAATTGAAAGATGTCACAAAAATTAAAACAACTTAAAGAAAAATTAAGAAAAGCCATCACACAAGAATTGGTAGAATATGACAATATCAATACTCAAAAGGAAGATGAACTTGAAGAAAGACTTAATTTATTCGTAGAGAAAAACACACCGACCAATCCTTCAAAATGGTCTTATTACAAATCACAAGCTAAAAAGAAATTTGATGTCTATCCAAGTGCTTATGCTAATGCTTGGGCAGCAAAAATGTATAAAGGAGCTGGTGGTGGTTGGAGAAAATCAGAAAATATTGATGAAGCTTCAATGACTGGTAATTTAGACGGAGGTGAGGGGCCACCAAAAACACCTTACGCTTTTCAATCAAAGAAAAAAAGAGGTCAAGATAAAAAGAAAGAAGATGAGATTTCAACTAACTCAACTGGATTTACAAAAGTAAATGAAGTTACTAAACAAGAAGTCAATGCATTAAGAAATCTTCATAAAGGTTTAGAGAAACTTCAAAAAGACTATTTCAAGATTGC